GGGTGGTCGTATCACCCGAGGCGGCCCGCTCTGGCGTTATCAGATTCGACCACTATACATCATCCGGTGAATGTAATGCAAGACATGACTTCTGTGGCGGCTCGGCCACGATGAGCGCCGATAATCCGCATTATCAGGACGAACGAAAACACGCGAAACCGCGCCTGCTCGATCTCTTCTGTGGTGCTGGCGGAGCGGCCATGGGCTACCACCGGGCCGGGTTCGATGTGTGGGGGATAGACCATCTGCCGCAACCCCACTATCCGTTCACGTTCCTCCAACGCGACGCCCTGGAGTTCCTACAGGCCTACATCGACGACGACGACCACGGACCGGTCGACGCCATCCACGCCAGTCCGCCCTGCCAGGCTTACAGCCAGGGCAAGAACATCTGGCATACCCGGCTGCCGCGGGAACGTCACCCCGATTTAGTCGGGCCGACCCGACAGCTGCTCGAGGCGGCCGGACTGCCCTACGTGATGGAGAACGTCGTCGGAGCCCCGCTGACCAACTACGTGGTGCTCTGCGGTGACATGTTCGGGCTCGGCGTCAAGCGCCACCGCCTGTTCGAGACCAGCTTTATGGTCTGGAATCCGCCCGTTTGCCGATCCGATCACCCCGACTTCTTCGTCAGCGTGTTCGGCGGGGGTGCGAAAGCGAAGAAGAAGGGAAACGGCTTCCCTAAGACGAACATCGTCCACGAGCGAGCCCAAAAGGCCATGGGCATCGACTGGATGAACCGCGACGAGATGAGTCAGGCCATCCCGCCCGCCTACACCGAGTGGATCGGCCGTCAACTGCTCGAGGTGCTCGAGCGTGTCTAGTCCCGATAACGGCACTTCTCAGTGGGTCGACGACCCGGACTTCCAAGACTGGCTCAACGACATGGCCGAGAACACGCCCGAATGCTGCTGGGACCAGGACGAAGCGATGACCGAGATCGTCCGCCAGTACGTCCGCCACCTTGAGGCCGAAGTCGTCCGGCTAGGCGGATCGCTCCATCGGTGGGACCACAATGCCGGGTAGTCCCGATAACCCCGGTTATTGGGAATGATCGACCCGTACGCCAGCCGCCAATATCAGGCCAACCGCAAGGTGGTGCTCGAGGCGGCCGGGTTCCGCTGCCAGTGGCCGGGCTGCCGGTCGCGGGCCACGACCGTCGACCACATCGTCCCGCTGGCCAGGGGCGGCGGCCACGATCTCGCCAACCTGCGGGCCAGCTGCGCCCGCTGCAACAGCCAGGGCGGCGTGAAGATCACCAACGAGATCCGCCGGGCCAAACGGGTCGGCCGCCGGTCGCGGCGCTGGTGATTCAGGCCGGGTAGTAGGCGGCGGCCACGATCGGCCACACCGCCTGCACCGTCGACAGGATCTCCGGGTCAGTAATCAGCGTGGAGTCGACGGTGCCGTCGCCCTGGTCGGCGGTGTCGGCAAACCCGGGCGAGGCGGCCGAAGTGTTGTAAAACGAGGTGAGCTGGGCCGCCTGGTCTCTGACGATGGCGGCGGCCAGCTCGGCCTCGGCGGCCACGGCCGAGTCTTTGAAGGTGTTGGCTTGCTGCACGCAGCAGCCTTTGACCCGCTGCTGGAAGGCGGCGTCGTTGGCCAGCAACGTTTGTGACTGGTAGGACACGGCGTTCTCCTAGGCGGGGGCGATGACGGTGACGGTGCCGCTGCTGCCCCGATATTTGAGGGCGCCGGCCTCGGCATAGAGAATGCCGCCGCCGGTCGGGCTGGTCGTCGGCGCGGCGGTGCGGTTGGCGAGAAAGATCATCGGCCCGGATCCGCCGCCGTAGGAGCCGGCACCGCCGACCGCGAAACGTCCGGCCACCCCGGCGCCGGCCGCGCCGACCCAGGCGTGCATGACCTGCGACACCGCGTTGAGCATGAACTGGAATTCGCCGGTCGTGTTACCCGAATCTACGATCGGCGGTGATCCGGCGCGGGTTTCGAGGCGAATGTTCGACTGCGGTGCGGACGCGGCCAGAAAGGCGAAGTCGACCAGGCCGAGCGCGACATTCTCGAACAGGGCCCCGTTCAGTCCGCTGCGGTTCCTCAGGTGCATCCGGGTGGCGCCGAAACTGTCGCCGGTCTGTTCGATAACCAGCTCGGTCGCCGCGGTGGTGACCTTGCCGGTCGGGTCGACGATGAACACTTTCGTGCCGACGCTGTTCGTGACATCCAGCAGATCCGCGGTCTGCGAGGCCGCCCCCGTCAACGTCAACGGCGTCTCGGCGGCGGTATGCGCGGTAAGCGCGAACGGCGAGGTCGGAGCCGGTCCGGTCGCGCCTTGTGGTCCCGTACTGCCGGTCGCGCCTTGCGGTCCTTGCGGTCCGGTACTGCCGGTCGTGCCGATAGGTCCTTGCGGACCGGTCGGACCTTGCGGCCCTGGCACCGTCGAGTCGGCGCCTTTCGGCCCGGCAGGACCTTGCGGGCCGGTGGCGCCGGTAGGACCTGGCGGTCCTTGCGGTCCTTCAGGTCCTGGCGGTCCGGGCACACTTGAGCCGCCGGCGATCACATCGACGGTCGGCGGTGTACCGGCGATCACGTCGACAGTCATGGCTGGGTGATATCCGGCGTCACAGCAACCGGCCCGCACACGTAGGTGGTGACCTGGCCGACACTGTCGAGCACCTGCATATCCCACACTCCTGTCGTCATCGTGGCCGAGGCGGCCGCGTCGAGTGACACGTACACCGTGTTGGGCAGGGTGACCACACAGTCGAAGTCGACCACCCTGTCACAGTCGGCTGCCGGCCTGGCCTGGGCGGTGACGGTGCAGCCGGTCAGGTCGACGGGTTGGGTGCCGGCGGCGTCGTGCCACAGGACGAACCGGGGGGAGGTGAAGGTGTCACCGCGGTAGACGGCCAACGGGAAGGCGAGCGGCACGACCAAAGGTTACGACGCGCGGCCGGGCCTGACCGGGGACGGCGGCCACCCCGGCCCGGCAAGGGCTGGCGGAGCGGCCTACGGGTCGGGGCTCGACCCATGGGGATGGTCAGGCTGCAAACCAGCGGCCAAACCAGCGGCACCACCCCCCGGCCGGACCGGCCGGCGCCGTGGCAAAACCAGCGGCCACTTTCCAAAGTGGCCGGCCGCCAAACCGCCAGCCAGCCAGCCGCCAGCCCCCCGGCTGCCTCGGCTCGAGCACCGGCCCGGCCGCCACCCCCCGCCGGTTTTTCCTGGCGGCGGGCCGCCAGCATCACGTACGCCACCTTTTTTGCGCCGATATGACCGGGGTCGGGGACAAAACGGGCAAGACTCGGCGGGGATGGCCCGAAGATCCCGGAATACGGTGGCATTCGAGCGGACGGTGAGAACCCTGAGGACGGTCGGCCGGATCGAGCCGCAGGACGCCGCCCTGGTCGCTTTGGGGCGCACCCTGGCGGAGATCATCGATGCCGCCGAGGAGCCGGTCACCCAGACCGCCTACGCCTACCACCAGGTGCTGCGGGCCCTGCGCGGGGAGGTGACCCCTGCGACGTCAGACGACGACCTCGCCGCCTTCCTCGCGGTCCTGCAAGGCCAGATGGGCGACGCCCCGGACGCCTGAACGGGCCACCGTCGGCCGGCGGCTGGCGTCGCTGGCGCAGCTGATGGGCCAGCCGCTGATGCCGTGGCAGCGCCAGGTGGTGAACGTGGCCGGCGAGCTGCTGGCCGACGGCAGCCCCGCCTACCGGGAGGTCCGCGTCACCGTCCCCCGCCAGTCGGGCAAGACCACGGTGATCCTGGTGGTCGAGGTGGACCGGTCGCTGAACTGGGGCGACCGGCAGCGCACCCTGTACGCCGCCCAGGACCGCAACAACAGCCGGGCCAAGTGGGAGGAGCAGGCCGACATGCTCTCCTCGACGCCGCTGCGCCGCCTGTTCACCGTCCGCCGCCAGACCGGCCTGGAACGGTGGGTGTTCAAGCAGACCGGGTCGACGGTGGGCATCACCGCCTCCGGCGAGTCCTCCGGGCACGGCCAGACGTTGGACCTGGGCATTGTCGACGAGGCCTTCGCCCAGCGCGACGAACGGCTGTCGCAGTCGTTCCGGCCGGCCATGCTGACCCGCCCGAACGCTCAGCTTTGGGTGGTGTCGACCATGGGCACCGACGAGTCCTACTTCCTTCACGACCGCGTCGACGACGGCCGGGCCCGGGTCGAGGCCGGCGAGAACACCGGGGTGTGCTATTTCGAGTGGTCGGCCGGCGACGACGACGACCCCGACGACCCGCAGACGTGGTGGTCGTGCATGCCCGCCCTCGGCCACACCGTCACCGAGAAGGTGATCCGGGCCGACCACGACGTGATGGAACCCGGAGAGTTCGCCCGGGCCTACCTGAACCGGCGGGCGTCGGGCGGCCGGCCGGTCATCGACCCGGTGAGCTGGGCGGCCTGCCGCGACAGCCGGTCGCAACTGGCCGGCCTGCCGTGCTTCAGCGTCGATGTCACCCCCGACCGGTCGGCCGGATCGATCGGGGTGTGCGGCTGGCGGCCCGACGGCCGCCGCCATCTCGAGGTCGTCGACCACCGGCCGAACACCGACTGGCTGGTAGGCCGCCTGTACGACCTTCAGCGGCGCTGGCAGCCGTGGCCGGTAGTGGTGGACCCGGGGAGCCCGGCGGGGGCGCTGCTGGTCGATCTGGCGGCCGCAGGGGTGGCCACAGAGACTGTCTCAGCCCGCGAATACGCTCACGCCTGCGGGCAGCTCTACGACGCCGTGGTGGAGGGCACCGTCCGCCATCTGGAGCAGCCGGTGTTGAACCTGGCCGTCTTCGCCGCCCGCAAGCGCCCGTTGGGGGACGCCTGGGCCTGGGCCAGAAAGACCGGCGGGGACATATCACCGCTGGTCAGCGTCACTTTGGCACACTATGGGCTGGTGAAGGCCGGAACGGGAAGCGCCCAAATCCTGTGAGATGGCCGTGGCAGGGGCGGTCGTCGCCGAACCTGGCCCCGGCGAGCTCGGTGCCGCCGCCTTCGGGGCCGTCGCCGTTCATGGCCGGCCCGGAGCAGACCTGGCCGCCCACCCGGATGCTGCCGCAACCGTCGGAAACTAACGCCCTGTCGGTGCCGGCCTTCTGGCACGCCCACGCCTACGTGACCGGCACCGTCGGCATGCTCCCGGCCCTTGCCTACCGGGGCACCGACGCCCTCGAACCGCAGCCGGGCATCGTCCGCCAGCCCGACCCGAACCAGACGCCCATGGCTTTCTTGGCGGCGATCACCTCGTCGCTGACCCTGTACGGCAACGCCGTGTGCATCATCACCGGCGTCGACAGCCTCGGCTATCCGACGTCGCTGAAGCCGATCCACCCGACGCTGGCCGCGGTCCGTTTCACCGGCAACCCGATGGCCCCCGAGATCCTCACCTGGTATGTGGCCGGCCAGATGTACGACCCGTCCGGCATCTGGCACGTCAAGTCGCATCTGGCCCGGGCCGGCTGGCCTTTGGGCCGGGGGGTGATCGACACCGACTCCGACGCCATCGCCGTGTCCCTGGCGTTACAGACCTACGCCGCCCAGTTTTTTAACAACGGCGGCATGCCCACCGGGATCCTGAAGATCCACCGCCCGGAGATCACCCAGGCCCAGGCCGACCAGGCCAAGACCGACTGGGTGGCGAAATATTCGGGGGCGCCGACCCCGGCGGTTCTGAACGAGCTGACCGACTTCACGCCCGTCGCCTACCGGCCGGTCGACTCGCAGATGCTCGAGTCCCGCCAGTTCGAGCTGGTCCAGGTGGCGAACATGTGGATGATCCCGCCGTCGAAGCTGGGCGCCTCGGTCGGCGGCGGCACCTACCGTAACGCCGAGATGGAAGAGGTGCAGGCCCGCAACGACGCCATCGCCCCCTGGACGACGCTGCTCGAGCAGGCCGGCTCGATCGACCTGCTGCCCCGCGGCCAAAGGCTGCTGTGGGATCTGTCGGCGTCGCTGCGCACCGACACCCTGTCGCAATATCAGGCCTACCAGGCGGCTTTGGGCGGCCCGGGCCCGCAGTCGCTGTGGATGCTGGCCGACGAGATCCGGGCCCGCGAGAACCTCGACCCGATGGCCATGGCCCAGGCCGAGATCGACGCCGAGCTCAAGGCGG